TCATGTCAGATAGAAATTTGTTTGGTCAGTTTACTGTTAAAAAGGCAAACAGTCCTAAAGATAAATTTGACCACATGACTCTTACAGAACTACAGGGTATTGCAGATGAGAAGAGAGGTGTGGCTTTGTTAATTAAAGATGGCGAAAGTGCTTTTTATAAAACACCAGATGCGATTGCAAAAGCGTCCGAAGAAAACTTTGGAATTATGAATCAGTATCTTGCTAAGATTAGAGAGAGAACGACACGTGCTCGAAGAAACGAATTAGCAAAAATTAAAAAGTTTCCTGCACTAGATCCAAATGATGCTAATTTTATTATTGATAGTTTAGATAATGAAGGTTTAGCACCTTTGAGAAGAAGCAGGTTTCAATATACAACTGAAACTGATCCTGGCAGCTTTGAGGGCACAACATTGTTTAGAACAACTTACGATACTTGGGACGATGCCACAGGAACAGTTAGGGAAAGACCTAAATTTGTAGAGAGAAAAAATATGCAAACTGGCGAGGTAATATTAAGAGATCCTGATTATGTAAGACCAGAGGTTAAACCAGCTAGAATGAGTTTAGATGTAGCCATTACGATGGGTGATGATGTATTTGATTTTTCTACCGAAGCTCTTGGTAAAAAAGGATATAACTTAGGTGAGATTGACACCATACAAAAAGGTAAAAAAGTTTATGATTATTTAGAAACTAAAGCTAAGAGAGAAGACGGAAGTGTAGATTTATATTATAGAGGTAGAGGTATTATAGAAAAATTAGAAGAGTTAAAAGATTTAAATGTAGATGATATTGATACAATATCAGTTGATGAGTTTAACCCAGAGAGATATGGATTTAGTGAAGGAGGCATAGCGAACAAAGACATGGTTCGTTTCTTATTCGATGACAACGTACGTAATTAATCCCATAACCAACGAGCTAGAGAGTGCACAACCTAGACAGAGGGTTGCTGATAAATTTAAATTAGAAGATCTGCTAACACCTGGACCTTTGAGAGATGAACTTAAAGAAGACTTTGATCCAACACAAGAAACTTACGAAGAATATTTAAGAAGAATTAATTTAAGGTATGGTGGACGAGCAACACCTAAACGTGGCTTGGTTGATGAACCAGGTAGCTATAGTCAAGAAAGTAAGTTTAGTAAATATACGCCAAGTGTATACGACAATCTTACAGAAGACATGAAAAAGTTTTATAAAAAAATTATGGGAAAGACATGGAATAAAAAAGATTGGGATACAGGAAATTATAGAAGAATAAATATAAGCAGAAAAGCAAAAGACGTAGTTAAAAAACCTGTAGTACAAGCACCTTATGCTAGGAAACTAGAATTTTTTAAGCAGTACAAAAACTATCAAAAAGGGTTAGCGACTGAAGCTAAGTTAGCAAAAAAAGGTTATATCAGTGCACGTAAATTAAATGAACTTTTAGGAAGAGCTAATACTGAATCAAGCATTGATGATTTAAAAAGAATTATTGATGGAGGAAGACCATCACCATGGTTAAATGAAAAAGAAGGTGTTGCTAAATGGAAAAAATCTAAAAACTTTAGTTTTATTGAGAAAGGCGGTGGAACCGGTAATCAAAGATTTTATAAAATGCCAAATAAAACAACTTTAGACAGTATGAAAAATTATTTTAAAAACCAAGAATTTTTATCTGATTTTAAATATGGAAGAATAAAAGAACCAAGTATTGAAGGAGCAAAACTTTTTTATAACGATAAAACATTAATGAAAGCTTTAAAAGATTGGTCTGGAAATACAAAAAAAATAGATCAAAATGCATTAAAGGTTTTAAATTCTGTTTTTGGTTCGGATAATTGGTCTGGTCCTAATGCAATTAAAAATTTAGGAAGAGCTTTAAATGGTGAAATTAAAATAGAAGGAATTAAAGTTGATAAAGCGTTAGGTAAAAAAATTTTAGATGGAGTGTCACGAACTGCTAATTCTCAATATGGTAGTAGCGCATGGGATAAAGCGGCATACACATACGCAAAAGATAAAATGAATTTGTTATTTAACAATAAAGGTTCTAAGACCTTTAGAGAACTTTACGATGATACAGAAAAAATTTTAATGAATGTGTTAGGGAAAAAAAGAGCAAAGGTTGCAATTGATGAAGTATTGTCTTTAAGAACAGGATTTACTAATGATGCACAAGTTTATTCTGTATTTTCTCAAGTAATCGATAAAAAAGTTAATGAAACGTTTAAACAAAATTATGATGGTAACTTATCTAAAAATTTTATTAAAATTAGAAAAGAATTAGCTAAAGGAAAAGAAGCTGATTTAGATAAGATTAAAGGATGGACAGAACAACAAAATGTAAAACTATTGGAAGCTCAGAAAAAATATCCAGGTGTTAAATTTGCTAACTTTGGAAAATTTAATTATGAAACAGGAAGATTTGCTTCACCTGAAGAAACTTTTGGACGTAGAAGATTTGCTAACTTGCCAAGTGATATTCAAAAAGGAATTAAAAAAAATTTTAGAACAAGTGGGATAAGTATAGATGTTGGTGGAGCAGGAACTCAAAAAGAATTAATAAAATTTTTAGAAAAATCTGCTAACGATATAAAAAAGAATCCAACTAAATTTTTAAAAGATTTAGGAATGAACTCAAAGGATATTACAAAATTTAATAAAACTTATGGTGGAATACCTTTCCTTGACCCTGAATTACTTAAAGGAGTGTTATCTGAATTTTTTAAAGGCGACTTTACGCTTGACGCTTCAACCACTCAATTAGGAAAAGGTGCTTTAGGTAAATCAGCAAGTTTACTTAAAAATTTTGGTAAAGTTTTAGGTAAAGTTTTAGGTGTAGCCGCACTTCCTCTTGAGGCTGTGTATGTAAAAGATTTGTATGACAAAGGTAAAACAACGGCTGAAATGGTGGGGTCGCCATTTTTATTAACCGGTAGAATTGCAGAAGCACAAGATCTTATGAAAATGTCTCCTGTTGAAAGACAGGCTGTAAGCGAACAACAAATAGCTGGTGATGAATCAATGTTAGACACAGATTTTTACACGCCAATGTTAGAGGGTAGAGATGAAGTTGATGTTGAATCTGTAAGAGAAAGAGTCGCAAAAGAAAGAGAAGCTGAAGAGGCATCAAGAATTTTAGAAAGAGGAATACTTGAAGATTTAGATAATCAAGTTTCAACTTCTCTTGCACAAGGTGGACGTGTTGGTTTTAAAGATGGTACTCCACCAGTAATTCCAGGCAACGAACCTGACTACAGTGAACTACAAGTTATGCTAGACAACCCTGATAAGTACAACACATTTCCTAAAGGCACATTTACAGAGGAGCTAGACAAAGCGGTTTACGGAACAAATGAAGAAAAAACTCTTTTACAAAAATTTAATCAAATGTTTTTAGATCCAAGGGTCTATCCATACTATGCTCAAAAAATAGCATCAGGCGCAGCCAACATACCAGAACTTGCTTTTAGATTTCCAGCATCTCTTGCGTATCTTTACGGACAAGGCAATCTTGCTTTAGCCACAGCTGATTTTGATAAAATAAGCGGAAAAACTTTAATGGAAGCTCTAGAGATATTAGATCCAAAATATACTAGAGAAATAAAAAATACTAAATTTGGAGACGTAATAGGCATCTCTGACAAGTCTATGAATGAGAAAGATAAAACAGAGGGACAAAAATTTGTTGGAGATACATTTCAACTAGGTGCAGAAGCAGTAGGACCAGCAACACCATTTTTCTTATTTAAAATGTTTCCTAAATTATCAAAACAAATTAAAGATTTAGTTGTCACGGCATCCGCTGCGGAAAAAGTAAATAAAGAACTAGAAAAAAATCTGGCGGTAGATCAGACAAAAAGAGATTTAATTTTAACCATAGGCGCAGGTGGAGCTGTCGCTGCACTTAAATTTTTAGGATTAGATAAACTTATTAAAGCGCCGAAAGCTACAAAAGCTGTAACATCCGCTGTGAAGTCAGGTGGCACACCACAATACTTTTTTGATTTTGTAGATTTAATAAAAAGAAAAGGAAAAGATGTTTCTGATAGACAAGCGGTAGTTGAGAGACAAAAAGTAATTGAATATAAAGATTACACACTTACCGATACTGATGGATACATAACCATTAGAAAAACAGATGAAGACTTGGGTCGTGATGAAATGATGGAGTACAAACCACCAGAGGGTGTTGTTGATGAAGCAACCGGTAAATCTACAGAAGTTCCAGCACAATATGAAGAAGTAACCGCTAAACCAGATGCAAACGATCCTGGTAATTTTGATTCTGATCAAGGCTTTGATTCTATTGAGGATGTTTTAGACGAATTATCTAAAGACGGTAAATCTTATACAATAAAAGAATTAGAGGAAATGGGTATAATACCAGAAGCACTTCCTTCAAGCCTTAAACCTAAAAAAGCAGAGGGTGGTATTATAACAGGTGTTAAATCAGGACCAGCACCAAAATCAGGACCTACACCTCATGGGTTGCCTTATCTAGCTAAAAATGTTACACCAATCAAGGAGCGTAAATAATGGCAGATATTGATAAAACTCTTTCAGAGTTGGGAACCTCTGTAAAAATAGAAGGACCTGATCAAGAAGTAGAGATTCAAAAACAAGAAGAACTAACAAAACAACCGGTAGAAATAACACCCACAGAAGACGGTGGTGTTGAGTTAGATTTTGATCCTAGCAAAGTAAATGTTGAGGGTGCTCCTAATCACTTCGATAATTTAGCTGCATTATTACCAGATGAAATTTTAGATCCTGTTGGATCAGAAATGTATCAAAATTATACAGACTATAAAGCGTCTAGAAAAGATTGGGAAAAATCCTACACTGATGGGCTTGACTTACTCGGATTTAAATATGAAAACAGAACAGAACCTTTTCAAGGTGCATCAGGTGCCACGCACCCTGTTCTTGCAGAAGCTGTAACACAGTTTCAAGCTGGAGCTTACAAAGAATTATTACCATCTGAAGGACCAATTAGAACTCAGATTGTTGGTATGAGTGATCCACAAAAAGAAGCTCAAGCACAAAGAGTAAAAGAATACATGAACTACGAACTTATGGAAAAGATGGGTGAGTATGAACCTGAGTTTGATCAAATGTTATTTCATTTACCACTTGCAGGTTCTACATTTAAAAAAGTTTATTACGATGATTTATTAGGTAGAGCAGTTTCTAAATTTGTACCAGCTGATGATTTAGTTGTGCCATACACAGCCACATCTCTTGATGATGCAGATTCAATTATTCACGTCATTAAAATGTCTGAAAATGATTTACGTAAACAACAAGTTGGTGGTTTCTATAATGACATAGAATTAGGATCACCGGCTATAATTAGAAATGAAGTTGAGGCAAAAGAAAGAGAACTTGAAGGGACTAAAAAAACTGGAAGACCAGAACAAGTTTATACTCTTTTAGAGTGTCATGTTAATTTAGATTTAGAAGGTTTCGAAGATAAGGACGTGAACGGAGATCTTACAGGTATTAAGCTCCCTTATATTGTAACTGTAGAAGAAGGTTCACGAAAGGTTCTTTCAATTAGAAGGAACTTTAATCCTGACGATCCAAGAAAAAATAGAATACCTTACTTTGTCCATTTTAAATTTCTGCCAGGACTAGGATTCTACGGATTTGGATTGATCCATATGATTGGCGGATTGAGCAGAACTGCAACTGTTGCTCTCCGTCAATTATTGGATGCAGGTACGTTATCTAACTTACCAGCAGGATTTAAACAAAGAGGTGTAAGAGTTAGAGATGAAGCTGCACCTATACAACCAGGTGAGTTTAAAGATGTAGATGCACCAGGTGGTAACATTAGAGATTCTTTCATGATGCTCCCTTACAAAGAACCATCAGCAACATTATTGCAATTGATGGGTATTGTGGTTCAAGCAGGTCAAAGGTTTGCTGCTATTGCAGATATGCAAGTTGGTGACGGTAATCAGGGTGCTGCTGTTGGTACAACAGTTGCTCTTCTTGAAAGAGGATCACGAGTTATGTCTGCGATACACAAAAGACTTTACACATCAATGAGATCAGAATTTAGATTACTTGCAAAATTATTTAAACTTTATTTACCACCTGTATATCCTTTTGATGTGGTTGGTGGCAGAAGAGAAGTTAAGCAAATGGATTTTGATGATAGAGTAGATATTCTACCGGTTGCAGATCCAAACATATTTTCAATGTCACAAAGAATTACTATTGCACAAACAGAACTACAACTCGCAACATCAAATCCAAATATACATAACTTGTATAATGCGTATAGAAAAATGTACGAAGCTCTCGGTGTAAAAGATATTGATAAAATTTTACCACCACCAGCCCCAATCGCACCAAAAGATCCTGCGTTAGAGCACATAGATGCATTAGGTGGCAAACCTTTCCAAGCTTTTAGAGGTCAAGATCACAGAGCACACATCACAGCTCACTTAAATTTCATGGCAACTAACATGGTTAGAAACGCACCAACAGTTATGGCTGCATTAGAAAAAAATTGTTTAGAACATATCAGTCTAATGGCTCAAGAACAGATAGAATTAGAGTTCCAAGAAAAAATTGTAATGCTACAACAGATGTCACAACAAGCTCAACAAGACCCAATGGTGCAAAAACAGCTTCAACAACTGTCTTTAGAGATGGAATCTAGAAAAGCTGTGCTAATTTCTGAAATGATGGGTGATTTTATGGAAGAAGAGAAGAAAATTACGTCACAATTTGATGCTGATCCACTCTTAAAACTAAAAGCAAGAGAAGTTGACCTACGTGCAATGGAAAATGAGCGTAAAAAAATTGCAGATGAGGCAAAAGCAGACCTTGGAAGAGCAAAATTAGTTCAAACTAAGGAACTTGCGGAGGATAAAATGGAACAAAATGAAGATTTAGCTAAATTAAGAGCTGGAGTTAGCCTTGCAAAGTCTGGAAATCAAGGTATAACTGCAATTAAGGTTGAAGATTAATGCCACTAAACGAAAAAGGTCGTAAAATTATGAAGTCTATGAAGAAACAATACGGCAAAAAGCGTGGCGAAACAGTTTTTTACGCTTCTAAGAACAAAGGAACAATAAAAGGCGTAGAAAAAAAGAAAACAAGGAGTAAAAATGCAAAAACTAGATAAAATTAAGCCGGTTACAGTTGGCGAGCAGCAAGTTGAAGTAGATCCTAGATCTAAAACAACAGCTGACAAAGCTTTTAACTACATTGGCACTGGAAAACCAGAACTTGACGTACAAGGTCAAGGTGCTGTTAGACCAGACAAGAAAAGAAAATCAAAGGCGTACTAATGGCTTGGTTCAGTTTAGCAAAAATTGCTTTGCAGGCTGGAAGTAAGATATATGCTAATCGTCAGAAGACGAAAATGGCTATGTCAGACGCCCAACTTATGCATGCAGAGCGTATGGCCCGAGGAGAAGAGCAATACCAGGGCAAACTTTTAGAAGCCCGTCAAAACGACTACAAGGATGAATTTGTTTTGATAATTA